TATATGGTAGAGTTCATGAACTCCCAACACTGATTGATCAGATCAATCGAGGAATTGGGAAGGGTATATATGATAGTGATATACTTACTAAGTATTCTAAATCAGAAATTGAATCTTTAGATAAAATTATTGACCACGACCGTGACTATTTGTTCACCTATGCTGGTCTAAGACAAGTTGTTGACAAGTATCTTGTACAGGATAGAAGCACTGGGTCTCTATACGAGACACCACAGTTCATGTACTTGCTCATTGCAATGACTATCTTTGCAGAGTATCCACCAGAGTCAAGACTCGATTACGTTACACGTTACTACAATGCCATTTCCCGACACAAAATCAACATCCCAACCCCCATCATGGGAGGTGTACGAACACCCATTCGGCAGTTTGCGTCTTGCGTTCTGGTTGATGTTGACGACACCTTGGATAGTATTTTTAGTAGTGATATGGCCATCGGTCGCTATGTCGCTCAGAGGGCTGGTATCGGTATCAACGCAGGCCGCATCCGTGGGATCAACAGTAAGATCAGGGGCGGAGAGGTTCAACACACGGGTGTCGTACCGTTTCTTAAAAAGTTTGAGAGCACTGTCAGATGTTGCACTCAAAATGGCATCAGAGGTGGAAGCGCGACGGTACACTTCCCCATTTGGCACCAAGAAATAGAGGACATTTTAGTTCTCAAGAACAACAAAGGAACAGAAGATAACCGTGTCAGAAAACTCGACTACTCAATCCAAATCTCAAAACTTTTCTATGAAAGGTTTATCGAAGATAAAGAAATCACGCTTTTTTCTCCCCATAGTTGTCCTGACTTGTTTGAGAGTTTTGGGACCCCTGACTTTGATGAGTTATATTGCCGTTACGAACTGGATGAATCAATCCCCAAGACCACAATCGGAGCTCAAAAACTAATAATGTCTCTCCTTAAGGAGAGAGCAGAGACAGGTCGTATCTATATCATGAATATTGATCACTGTAATGAACACTCTTCCTTCAAGGATAAGATAAGTATGAGTAATCTCTGCCAAGAGATCACTCTACCCACAGAACCTCTTCAACATATTGATGCCATAGACGGTGAGATTGCACTCTGTATCCTATCTGCCATCAATGTAGGTAAGATCACTAGATTAGAAGAGTTGGAAGACCTTTGTGACCTCTCTGTGAGATCTCTAGAAGAGTTGATTGACTATCAAGACTATCCTGTGAAAGCGGCAGAACTTGCCACACTGGGTCGTAGATCCCTTGGAATAGGTTTCATTGGTCTTGCACATTATCTTGCTAAGAATGGACACAAGTACGACTCACAAGGTGCTTGGGATACGGTACATAAACTTACCGAATCATTCCAATACTATCTGTTGAGATCATCTAATCAACTAGCAAAAGAAAAAGGTAGATGTCCTGACTTTGGATCCACAAAATATGCAGATGGAATCCTACCGATTGATACATACAAAAGAGATGTAGATGAGATTACACAGGTAGGATTGAATCATGATTGGGGTAGTCTTAGGGAATCTATCAAAGAACACGGACTCAGGCACAGCACTCTGTCCGCACAGATGCCTTCAGAGAGCAGTTCCGTTGTGTCAAACGCAACAAATGGAATCGAGCCTCCTAGAGACTACTTGTCCATTAAAAAATCAAAGAAAGGACCTCTTAAGCAAGTTGTTCCGTCTTATGGACATTTGAAAAATAACTATACCCTACTATGGGATATGGAAGGTAATGATGGGTACATCAAGGTAGTTGCAGTAATGCAGAAGTTCTTTGATCAGGCCATCAGTGGGAACTGGAGTTATAATCCAACCCAGTATCCAGATAATGAAGTGCCTATTTCTGTTATGGCACAGGATCTTCTCGCCACATACAAATATGGTTGGAAGACCTCATACTATCAGAATACTTATGATATGAAGAGTGATGATGTAGACCTTGACGATGCGAAACCACAATTAGAAAAACTATTCACAGAACTATCCGAGGAGCAAGAGTGTGACAGCTGCACCATCTAAAAAAGTAGAGAGAATGACTGTTTTTAATAAACAGCAAGTAGACACAAAGACTCAACCAATGTTCTTTGGTGCTCCACTTGGAGTCCAAAGATATGATGAATATAAGTATCCAGTGTTTGATAAATTAACAACTCAAATGCTAGGGTATTTCTGGAGACCAGAGGAGGTATCTCTACAGAAAGATAGAGCCGACTTCCAATCACTAAGACCAGAACAGAAGCACATCTTCACGTCAAACCTCAAGTATCAGATCCTCTTGGACTCTGTACAAGGTCGTGGTCCTGGCATGGCATTCTCTCCATACTGTGCTCTTCCTGAGTTGGAAGGTGCTATGAATGTGTGGCAATTTATGGAGACGATACATTCTAGATCCTATACATATATTATCAAGAACGTGTATCCAGATCCAGGCGAAGTCTTTGACACGATTCTAAATGATGAAAAGATTTTAAAGAGAGCAAACTCTGTAACAGCAGCATATGATGACTTTATTAATGAAGCCCAACAGTATGGGCAGGGACATATGTGGGATAAAGACTGGAAAGATTCACCTTCATCACAATGGACAATACATGAACTCAAGAGAAAACTCTACAGAGCGGTTGCAAACGTCAATATTCTGGAAGGAATTAGGTTCTATGTCTCCTTTGCGTGCTCGTTTGCATTTGGAGAGCTTAAGCTTATGGAAGGATCGGCAAAAATTATATCCCTCATCAGTAGGGATGAAAACCAACACTTAGTTCTCACACAACAGATTCTCAAGAAGTGGGCCGATGGCGATGATCCAGAAATGCAACAAATCGCAGAAGAGGAAAAAGATAATGTAATAAGCATGTTCAAAAATGCCGTTGAAGAAGAGAAAGAATGGGCAGAGTATCTGTTCAAAGATGGTTCTATGATTGGTTTGAATGATAAACTACTCAATCAATATGTTGAGTGGATTGCTAACAAGAGAATGAAAGCTCTTGGGTTTGATCCAATCTATGATCAACCATTGAAGAACAATCCATTGCCTTGGACACAACACTGGATCTCATCTAAAGGATTACAGGTTGCACCACAGGAAACAGAGGTTGAATCCTACGTTGTTGGTGGTATCAAACAAGATATCAAGAAGAACCAATTTAGTGGATTTAAACTGTAGTCTAAATATACTATAGTGTAGCCCTATCAGAAGACGATAATGTCGAAACAGTTAATAAATGCTGGGCAAAGTAGTAATGACGGCACAGGTGATACCCTGAGACAGGGTGCCATCAAAGTTAACGCAAACTTCAATGAGATTTATAATTCGATTGGTGACGGTCTAACTTTAAACGCCTCTAATACTACTGGTTTTGCTCTCACTGCTGGGATTTCGACTAACTCTCTGAATCTCAATGGACAAACACCATCATATTACCTAGACTATAATAATTTTACAAACACACCATCTGTACTATCATCGTTTACTAATGACGTTGGGTTTACTACAGACGTAGTTGGTGCGTCTGGATTTGTTGCTGGTGGTATTGTTACTGCAACAACTTATCATGGAGATGGATCTCAACTTACTGGTATTGCAACCAATGTAGGTGCTGCGGTTCTTCAATCACAGATCAATGCTCTTGGAACCAACTTAAACATCGTTGGATTCTTTGATGCAGTTGCTGGTGTTGTCACCGCACTGACAGTTGTTGGACAGGGAAGAGCATACACTGGCATAGGACAGACACTTGCGTCATCTGGTATTACTACAGGTGACTATTTTATTGTCTCTAAGGGTGGTATTGATGTTGGTATTGCAACCTATTCCAACCCAGGCATCTCTAGTGTATATTCTGGTGACTGGGTAGTTGCCGTAGGTGGTTCTAACTGGTCTGTACTATCATACTCTGCACAGGTTACTGCTCCAAAGGCCACTCTTGCAGATGCTGCTGTAACATTACAGGGTGATTCTAGTGTAAACACTACTGGTATCATTACTGCTGCAGAATTTTATGGTAATGGTGGAGCATTAATTAATTTAACTGGTGCGAGTGATGGAACGTATGGTAATACCACAATAGTTCCACAGATTGTAGTCAATAATCAGGGTAAAATTACAGGTATAACTAACGTTGCGATTGACTTCGCTGGTGGTGTCGCTGGTTTTGGAACTGGATATTGGACAAAGAATGTCAGTGGTATTGTTACATCATCTAATGTTGGTATAGGAACCACTATAGCGAATCAAGCTCTTGAAGTCTACGGTAATGTGACGATTACTAAGGCATCTAATGGTGGATTAAAGATACCAGATTTACTTAAGGCAAACTTTGGAGATGCTGATGATGCACATATAACATATGATGGAACTGCGTTCAAATTAGTATCAGATTCGGACATAAAAATTACTGATGCCAACTCCAACCAGTTAGCAAACTTTAAACCAGGCGGAGCGGTAGAGCTATTCCAAAATGGAACGAAGCGTTTGGAGACTGTGGCTCTTGGAGTGACAGTAATTGGTGAGTATTATGGATCAGGTAATAAACTAACAGGTATTGTTACTTCTATTGTTGAAGGTAATAATGTTCTAATCAATACTAGTCCTACTTGTGGTATCGTAACGATTAGTAGTACTGCTACTGGTTCGATATGGAATAACGATGGATTGCCTGGCCAGATAGGTATTGGAACCACTGCAAGAGTTGGTGTGGGTATGACATGCCCAGATCCAGCCAAGGTATTCACCGCTAATGGTAATGCAAATATCAAAGGCACTCTTGATGTTGATGGATTTAACAACACAGGTGTTACTACAGTTGTGTCTGGAAGGATTCAAACTCCTAGTGGAGTCAACCTCAAGGTTGGTAACTCAATTATAGGTAGTGGTTCTAATAATAATATTGGTGTTGGTGATCAATCATTAAGATCATTGAGTGGTGGTAGTGGATACAACGTTGCTGTCGGTAACTTATCTCTTTATGGTACTACTTCTGGATCTTTCAACCTTGCACTAGGTAATGACGCAGGCCGAGACTTAACAACTGGATCTTTTAACGTATTACTAGGTTCGTATCGAGGTAATAGTGCTGATCTTGACATCAGAACTACCTCTAACTTTGTTGTATTATCTGATGGACAAGGAAACATTCGTCAGACTATCAATGCAAGTGGTGATGTTGGTATAAAAACCACTGTTATCACAGAGGCACTGACTGTTTCTGGTATTGTATCTGCGACAGGATTCTATGGATCATTAAATGCTTCACAGTTGACAGGTGCTTTGCCTTCATTGGATGGATCACAACTTACTGGTGTGGTTGCATCTGGTACTGGTGTTGAAATTAGAAACAGTGGTAGTGTGGTTGGTACTGCTGCGACTGTTGATTTTGCAGACAATCTCGGAGTAACATTTGGTGCTGGAGTTGCTACTATTACTGGTAGTGAACAACAATTTGTAAGTACAAATGCTGGTATTCATACCCTTAGCAACATAGGTATAGGCACAACTAATCCAACATTCCCTCTCACAGTGCAGGGTCAGACTCAACTGATTGGTAATTTACGTTTAAATAATCAAACCTTATTGTTGGGTACTTATGGTTGGATAAAACTAGATGATTCCTTACAGAATCAGATGATATTCCAGATAAGTTCTGGAACAGATTCTTCTGGCGAGGATGGAAGTTTTATATTCAAGACCACTGATCCAGGCATCCCTGCTGTTCAGAAAGAAGCATTAAGAATCTATAGTGCAGGGTCAACTCCAGACAGACTTGTAAAAGTTTATAGAAGTCTTGAGGTTGGACACAATGCAACTATCGCCAATCAACTTGCAGTTGGTTCGGCTGTTACTGCATCTCCATATGGGTTGAATGTTACTGGTGTAACATCCTCCACATCATTTAAAGGTTCTGCTTCTGGACTTACTGATGTCCCTGCTGGTAATATCACTGGTATTCTACCAGCGATTGATGGTTCTAATCTATTGAACGTCAATGCCACTGGATCTGGTATTGTTGTTGAAGATAATGATGTCAACATTGGTTCTGCAAGAACTGTAAACTTTGGTGATGGACTTGATGTTACTTACTCTGCTGCTGGAATTGCTTCAGTTACCGCATCAGGTGGATCATTACAATCAAGATCAACTGTTGTTGGGACTACTACTGCCATTGCAAGATATGGTATTGGTAACACTGACATAACTGGATTCAAATCTTATGCTTTGATGAAGGTGGGAGTGTCCACTGATGCGTGGATTCGCATATATACTGATAGTGCATCTAGAGCTGCGGACCTCACTCGTAGTGAAGGGGAAGACCCTTCGCCAGGATCTGGAATTGTTGGTGAGTTTAGATCTGTTGGTGTAGAAACCAGTGGAACATTCTCTCCATTCACTATAGGTGGTAACATGGACAGTCCTGTCGGGACAACCATTTATGTATCAATCAAAAACCTTTCTACTCATACCCAGTCTATTACAGGCTATCTTACTATCCTACAACTAGAAGCTTAAAACAATGGCAATTAGTACTAATACGTTTACGATCAACTCTGGTTATACCAAGCAACAAATGATCACTCAAATAGAGAGTGCCTTCACATGGTTGGGATGGCATGATAAGTGCGATCATACTGGTATCGTCACTGGTCTAGTTGATTATGGTATGTATCAAGACGACGACCCTACCAATACCGCATTTTACTCATATTATTATGATGCAGAACAGATTTCAACCACTGGTGTAGGTACTGGTGCTTCTTTCTATATGCGAAGATACTATGGTGATCCTAATTTGGTATATGTTAACAAGCCTGGAATTGGATATACCAATGGAGAATACTTAACATTCGCACCAGGCGAAGCGTCTATGCCAAACTCTGGAGTTGGTTGGGGTTGTACCGTGTTTGTTGATAATAGTGTGTCATATGGAACCACTACTAATGCTTTTTATACCAAGAATGTAGATGCAAACGTTACTTATCCTTATGGAGTATTAAGACATAAGATACAAGATAATAAAAAGTATGGAGTAACCTACCGAGCATTCCAAGCACCCAGCACAACTACTATAGAACATCAGGCTGGACCTTTCTTCCACCCATTAGATGTAAATCCCACTGGTGATGGGGATGATCATGGTGGCAATGGTTCTTCCAATTATGTCCCAAGATTTGCTGGTGATAGATACCTAGATACAAGATGGGGTCTTGATGAGGGTTATGGAGGTCGATATAATGGTACTAAATCTCAATATTTCCAAGGTACAGATGGAGCACATACAGTCGCTTCTTCTAATAATTTTCAATTAGATTTGAATGTTTTTAGATCAGGAATTGATCCTAATTTTGTTGTGTTTTCATATAGACAACCTACACTATCATCAACTAAGTTGAGAGACAATACTTTTTATACATGGATTCCTCATAATTTTACTACACCTATATGGGATCTTGATCATGTATGTCTAGCGGGAAACACGGAGATAGAACCATACACTAGTGAGAGTCTACACGTTCAATTAACGTTTAAAACAACTCCTTATGGTTCTTCTGATCATCCAAATTATCAGAGGAGGGCAGCAGAGGCACCATATGATAGAGACAACGATGGTCTTCAGACAATTTATACATCTAACCTTGCGATCGGTAGTCCTAGCAATTATGCTTATGCTTACCATCCAAAAATCTACAATAGAGATGCTACTTATGACACTAACGGTAACACTGGATTTGGTGTAACCACTAGTGTAGATCCTGCCGCCGATTTCAATGCAGTCATAAAAGGAATACCTCTAAACGCCATGATGGTTCCTTCACCATATAATATGCCCGAAGACTTTGCACTAATAGACTTTGTATATAATGCTCCTTCAATAAACATACAACAGGGAGATACTATTACTATAAGTGGCACTGAGGTTTGGACTGTGATACAAGGATGTTACAATCAAAGTACAACAACTCGTGGATTATTATTCGTTGCTAGGAAGGTCTGATGAATAACTTTACAATTTCAAAGTTACAAACTCCTCCTGTAGATTACAATGAAAATACAAGCGGAGTCAACTACTTTTTAAAACTCACTACAAAGTCTAGTTACACTACCACTGTTGGTACTAGGACTGTCAGTGGAGATACTAATTATGGTAATTATAATTATCCACTTCTAGGAATGACTGGAGATACTCGTCAATATACTGACGATGATAGACCAGCAAAAGGAATATTGTTTCCTCGATAGATCTTATATATACTAAGGTTATAATATTTTACCATGTCAGAATCTATTAAAACTCCCCCTAAGAAAGAAGAAGAGAAACCAAAAGGTCCTCTCGAAAAATTAAAAGACAAAATCCTACCCGATGAGGATGACCGAGGTGCTATCATTAGTACATTTGTTCGCCTTGGCGTGTTGGTTTGGTCCGGCGGGATATTGACATTAAATTATGTTGCCATTCCAGGCATTCCTCAACAGAAAATTGATCCAACTTTTATAGCTTCGGTCTTTACAGGCGTTTTGGCGAGCTTTGGCATTCAGACCGCATCTAAGAAAGGTGACGGTACTATGAAGATGAATGGTAACGGTACTGCTTCTGGTAGTGGCAGTGGAATAACAAAGGCAGATATGGAAAAACTGATTGCTGCAGCATCACAAACTGCACCAGCACAAACTATTCGTATTGAACAAGCACCTTTAAAAATAACTACCGAAACTGATCCTAAAAAATATGAGATGTAATTATGTTTCAAAAAATCGTAAATGGAATCGCTCTTGCTAGTGGTATTGTATCCCTCACCGTCGTGGGTGCTGCTGGGTATCTATATGTAAATAAGGACGCAATCGTAGATAACGTCAAAGGTCAAGTAATGGAGGCAGTCACTGGATCTCTTGGTGGTGCTCTTGGTGGCGGAGCATTAGGAGGACTTACTACTCCAGGCATGGATGCAACTGCACCGTCAACGTTACCTGACGTGCCTACGAGTCCCTTCTAGTATCAACACTAAATAGTTCTTTATAGTCACGCAAGGGGAGGACCTTGATGGACGAAGAACTTTGGTTTGCTTTCGAGTTAGAATATAGTTCCGTAAAACAAATCTACCAATCATTGTGCTTCCATTTAGAAAAATGGCCAGGAAACAATATTGATCCAGATGAACAAGAACGTTTGAGAGATTTGAAAAATAATTTCTATAAACTAATTCTCGAAAGACAGTACATTAATTGTGATAGTGACTCATTATGAATATTAAAACATGTCCAAAATGTGAAGCTAAGTGGATAGATGACCAACTGTATTGGTCAACAGGTAAAGAAGGATGTCCTCATGATCTTGCAGGGTTAGTTTGTAACGTTCATGACTTTGAGCAGTGTATTAACCCATGTAAAGGTTCTACTAGTGGACAAACATGGGAACAACGTGCAGCTTTCCTAGATAAATTAGGTGACTTAGGTTTACCTAAAGATGATGATACCCCCGATCACTGATGGATATACAAAAAATAGCTACCTATGGAACCGCAGTAGCAGTTGTAGGAACTGGTGCAGTGATGGGTGGAGGTCAACTTATTGATCAACAACTGGGTGGTCCTGAAAAAAGACAGGAAGTGCAACTACAACAAATTAGAGAAGTAGTTAGAGAAGAAGTTCGTTCTGCTTTAAAAGAAGCATGGCCTAGTCAATCTGGCCAAGTTAGGGGATTGAAGATGGTGATCCCTAATGCCAAATGATATTCCACAGATCTATGTAAATGGTACTGGATTAAGACTCATCCAGAACATAGACACAGGTACACTTGATATTGCAAATATCAATAGACCTTGGATGAGAAATACTCCACAGTCAGTTCCTTTCACGCCACCTGTGACTGTGAACATAGGAGTGCCTATTGTAGACATGCCAGGGTGTGTCAAGGTAAACAAAGAGAACGCTAAGAGAGATCCATCTAGAAATAAAAATTTGGTCAATGATGACCCTAAAGGTAACGTGGTATTATGTGATGGCGGTATGCCATACTACGAACCACCTGATTATCAAGCTAATGAACTGACGTGGACTACAGTATACGGAGAACCAGAAGAAGTTACAGGTGGTGTGGATACAGGTGATCCACCTTCACCACCAGATTCCAATACTGAACGACCAGATACTACAGGAGGATATAAAGATCCTGAGTGCCCTGGTCCTAATGAACTTAGAGTGGGTGATGTAACTTCGTCGGGAGACGAGAGGGTGACTGGACACCAGTTAATAACTGATCCAAATAATCCTAAGCAAAAAATTTGTGAGACATTGTATGAATCTACTACAGTTGTAGAGAAATTTTTGCCTTCTGCCAATCAGGCAACTACTACTGCATCAATTGCTATAGTGGCTACTGCTGCTGCAGCTGCAACGCCTCTCTTACTAAGAGTTATCAAACCCTTAGTCAAACAGGTTATCAAGAGAGTTCAGAAAGCATTAGGTAAGAAAGAGAGGAAACTTTCCGCAAACGAGATAAAAACTAATAAGTATAGAAAAGAAAAAGGATTACCAGAACTAAGGTTCGGTAACAAAAAGAATATGTTAAAGGACTTAAAGAAGTCTAGTAAGTAGGTATTGATTTATACTTAGACATATCAACATCATCAAAGTTTAAGCTTATATTACCAGAGACAATCAATCTTTGTTCATCAGTTGGTATGGTTTCATGCCATAACCACGAGGGAAAACAAATTATATCACCATTACTTTGATTGTCAGGAACTAATGTATTTCCTTGAGTGTCAGTAAAACGAAAACACTTTTGATCTGGCACATCTAGGAAGTGAACCCAAGATATATCAGCCGGACATTTTTTATCTACATGATTATGTGGTCCTATGTTATTACCATGATCATATAGTTGTGTCCAGTATGTATATGCGTATGTTGATTCATTGAAGACGCCTACATTCTTTACGATATCTTCTACGATAATATCGTATCTTTCATTTAGAAATTCATCTGGTCTCTTCTCTGCATACTCTCGATTCATCCAGTAAGAACTTTTATGATTGTCAATCAATTCTACGTTGGACAATCTTAATTTTAATGTGTTTATTATACTATCTGGAATCTTAATGTTATCATGAGACCAATAGGGTGGTCTAAACATTAGGGTATTTGAAATGTTTCTAGATCAGATGCACTGCCATTTGGTTTTTCTTCTTTCCAATTTGGTTTAGGCATGTCATGTGTGTGCGGAAGTAGTTGACCGCCAGGATTTGTAACTACCACGTCAGCACATACAGAATGGTATGGTGATTTGGGGTGGAAAAATATGCCAGTTTTTTTCAATTCACCACAATTCTTGAGTCTTGCTAGTTCAAAGTCGAGGCGCTTATTGGCAAGTAATTGTTTTTGCATATCATTTTGTGCCTGTGCTGCTTCACTACATTTCTTTTGCAAACCTCTGTTGAGTGGTATAGAAAGAGTAGCAGATAAACCAAGATTGAATGACTGGTTTGCTACCATATTAGTACGAACAGGTTTCTCCCAGAGTACTTGGCCTGGATTGTCTGGTATGCCATTGGGACCATCTACATCTACAACTATATCCATGTCTTCACCATCGGGGAACCATCTAGTTCCATCTGCTTTAGTCCTTGTGTCATACCATGACTCCCAAGGATAGTTTTTTACTGTGACAGTTTGTTGTGAAGTACGACCAGTAAAGTCAGTAGTATTATATTGTGGCTCCATGTAGAAATCTCTCCAAGGATCTTTTCTACTGTCCGCAAATTGTAAGTAGGGTGTGAAGTTGACAGTAGCACCTTGACATTGCACGCCACCACCGTAAGTATTAGTTATATACGGTCCTTGTAGCACCTGTATAGCTTGATTTGTAACACTGCCCGAGCTGTTCGCTATTGGATTTGCTGTCGCTGATACCCCTCCAACATTCTCTGCTAATGCCGCCGTTGGAGAGATAATTGATAGTACTAATGTACCTATTGTGTAAACGTTGAAGTTGTGTCGGTCACGCTTTCTATGGCGGTCACTCTCTGTATTATTGTCTGGTTGGTCATGCCAGGCCCTTGGTAGCTCTGTGTGAATTGAAAGCTTCCGCCTGGATTTGTTATTGTAAAACTGTTTGGGTTGGAGAAGTCTAAGGAGTCGAAGGAACTTGTTACTTGTCCTGTTACTAATGCTCCCCCTGTTGAACCCGCTGAACTGCTTGGTGTTACATTCACTGTTGATGTACTCACTGGTGGGTTGAGTGATTCTCCATTGTTGGAAACCCCTGTGCCCGTTACCGAATACTCCCATCCTGTCCTCATATCAATTGAATTTATAGTCTCGGTCACTGTCGAAGTCGTTTCGGTCCGAGATGTCATGCTGCCCTGTTGGAAATTAGGCACCACAGGCACAGCCTTCGCAGTCCTCACATTCGCAAGGACAATGGCAACCGCAACTGTCACAAATGTCGTTAGAAGTTTCTTCATTACTCATGTTCAATCTATCGAGATTTCTGAAACAAATTGCCCAGTAGCAGATGTGCCTGCCCCGCCAGCTGTTAGTGTCATAACGCCCGCTGAAGTAATTGTACCAGCAAGACTCCCTGCCACGCCGCCACTTTGAGTGATTACACTACCATAGGCAGGCATGTCAACGACAACACCCGAAGATACGTCAACACCAGTTCCGATTGGATTTACTGCATCGCCTAAAGTGAATGATTCACTTAAGCTGAAGGCAGAGCCAGCAGTTGTAACTGTGTATGCACCTTGAGTTTGACTAGCAGCCGCTGTTGAAATACTATCCCCAGAAGACTTTGTTAGTCCACCCATTGTGCCTGCGGTAATGTTTGTACCTTGTACACTATAGGTTGACCCAATCCTTGTGGCCTGAGTTGCTGCGCTGTCTACGGTAAGTTGTGTACTCGTAGTCAAACGGTGTGTTAAATCGGCCCTCGCTGCCATGGGAGCCGCCATCAAAAGCATAATTAAAGGTAAAAATCTTTTCATGTGATTTCCCACTCTTAGTCTGCCTGTATTTATACGCAGAGAAATTATATAATTTGATACAATTTGATACTAGTAATCTAGAAAAGTTATCTCAAATGTGTTTAAGTCAATGATGGCGCGGCCTAATCGTTGACCAGTTCCTTCTCGGTCAACACTTGTAACAACTTTGGGTATACTTTCTTTGTAATTTGTAAAGGATTGAGCGTAACCTACGTTAACAAAACCAAATCCAGGCACGTTAGGTGTGTCTCTTTCTAATGACATTGTTCCGCCTTGATATGCAGAACCTCTTACTACTACTGGGTTTGTGCCAACTTCTGCATACCACATACCTCTGAAATCTAGTTCTATAACATTGTTTGCAAGTCCGCCTGGCACAGTTTTGATTGCATTTATGTCAATGTATACACCTTCATATCCTTCTGTGTCTTGGGTGTTATCTCCACCCCATTTCATGTATGTAACTGAACCACCACTATCTACAATCTGAGATAGTTTGTCAGTTCCTACTACTAGACCAGCTAATTGAGTAGGACGAATGAACTCACATCTGAGATCAAAGTCCTTACCGTCAGTCCAGTGCCAGTAAAACTGTAATAAATTTGAGTAGAATACTGGAGCATCAAATT